CTGCACCAGCAGGGGCTCGACACGACGACGCCGGCCGGCAAGGCGATGTTCCAGATACTTGGTGTGTTCTCCGAATTCGAGCGGGCCATGATCGTGGAGCGGGTGCGCTCCGGTATCGCGAGGTCAAAGTCAGTGGGTACGGTGTTCGGCCGCCCGAAGATCAGCGCCGTCGTAGAAAGCAGAATACGCATCGAGCTGGCGAAACCGGATGCCAGGCGCATGGGCGTCAAGAAGATGGCCAAGGCATTTGGAGTGGGAGTGTCCGTGGTGCAGCGGATCGCTGCCGACAGGTGCCGGGAGAATGGGAGCATCATCTGATGCCGAGGTACAAGGTAACTCTGGTTCGCGCCACGGTTTGCGAGTGTGCGCTGGAGGTGGAGGCCGACAGCCGCTTGGCTGCCGCATCGACGGCAGCGATGATGACTGAGGGAGATTGGCTCATCGTCGATGACGGCGATCCGGTAATCCGCGGTGTAACGGAGGTCGAGTAGAATTCAAGCCATGGAACAGGAAATGAGCCACAGTCATGAGTAGATGTGTCATCGTCGCCAAGGGTTTCGGCAGCGGCGCCACGTGCCCGCACGATAATCAGTACCTGGAGAGTTTCAACCATGATACCCACGATGGCATCGGGTACGGAGAGTTCACCAGTGACAAAAGCATGGCGCTGATCTTCGACAATCCTGGAGAGGCGCTGGAGTTCTGGAAGCGGCAAAGCAAGACGGTGCCCTTGCGCGGTGACGGCAAGCCGAACCGGCCGATGACGTGCCTCAACATCGGCATCGAGCATATCTAGCGAGCATGTGTGATGGCTACGTATGAGAGAACGGGAATTTCCATGGAAATAACCGTAACGGTTGGCCATGATGTGGCCGGATACGTTGACATTCGGGCGCATATGGATGTGTCGACTTTCGCACTGCGGTTCGATCAAAACGAGGCACTTGAGTTGGCGATGCTTTTGGTGAAGCACGCGACTGCATCAGGAACCAGGAAAGTGGCATGAGGAGTCAACCACGGTGACCGACTTTGATGAATTGGAAAGGCGAACGATGGGTAATTTCGAGAAGATGTTTTCCACACCCATCGCCAATGCCGTCATGGTGGTTCAGACTCAGCACGGCATCATCAAGTATGCCGAGGCAATGGCGCAGGTGCTTGCCGAAGCTGCCATCGCCTCGCGCATGGCGACCGGAGATGTTACCAACTATGCCCTTGGCCAATGGCTCAAGGTGATCGAACTGCGCGCCAAGCAGATAATCCGCGAGCGGGAAGCCGCGGAACGAGAGCAGCTACGCCCGATCCCCCTGACGGGGCGTGGCTTGCCTCCCCCGGAGAATAGTCAGTAGCCTGCCCCCGAACCGGCACTGACGTTCTCCGGGGGTTTTTTGAACAAGTTGGAAAACAGCGACGAAGGAGATGCGCGATGTTTGAATTGGAATGTCATATTGCGCGTCAGCGGGAATGGTCACTGCGCACGTTTGGTCCCGGAGATCGGCGCAAGGGAATAATCGATCACATCCGAAAGGAATTGCTCGAAATTGAGCAATCCGATGGCGATCTGTCGGAGTGGATTGACGTTCTGATCCTCGCGCTTGATGGGTGCTGGCGCTCCGGAGTTGAACCCCAGGATGTCGTGGCGGCTCTGGTGATGAAACAAATCAAGAACGAGCAACGAAAGTGGCCGGATTGGCGGGAAATGCCCTGTGACAAAGCCATAGAGCACGTTCGATGATCCCCGAATATCAGCAATTCCTCGCCGGCAAGGAGATAAAGGCCGCCGACCGGGGTATCGCAAATGTGCCGGCATTGGGAAAACATCTGTTCCCGTTCCAGCGCCACTGCGTTGAATTCGCTTTGCGCAAGGGATGCGCCGGAATTTACCTTGACACAGGACTTGGGAAAACTCTGGTGCAGCTGGAATGGGCAAAGCGGGCACTGGAGGCGTCAATGTTGCCAATGGCGTTGATCCTGACTCCGCTCGCCGTCGCCCGCCAAATCGAGGCGGAGGCGCATCGCTTCGGGTATGACGCGCGGGTGATCCGCGAACAGTCGGAGGCGATTATTGGCATCAACATCTGCAATTACGACCGTATTGATAAATTACAGCCACCGCAATTCGGCGTGGTCTCTCTGGACGAGGCGAGTATCCTCAAGGGTTTCAACGGCAAGACCCGCCGCAAACTCGACGAGATGTTTGCGCGCCATTGCTGGAAGCTGTGTGCCACCGCCACTCCGGCTCCGAACGATCACATGGAACTCGGGCAGCAGGCTGAATTTCTCTCAGTGATGCCATCGAACGAGATGCTGATGCGATGGTTCATCGCCGACCAGACCGAGATGGGGAGATACCGCATCAAGCGTCATGGCGCGCGCGCGTTCTTCGATTGGATGGCGTCGTGGTGCCGCATGGCGGAGAAGCCGTCCGACCTGGGGGATAACGACTCGGACTTTACGCTGCCTGAGTTGAAAATCATCCGGCACAAGGCCCGCAACAGCAAGATCGAAACCGGGGGCGGTGATGGATTGTTCGCGGCTCTGGCGATGAGTGCGACCACGATGCACGACGTCAAGCGCCAGACCAGCGAAGCTCGGGCCGAGTCGGCAGCGGCGTTGATCGCGGCGGAGCCAAACGAACCGTGGATTATCTGGTGCGACACCAACAATGAGGCGGATTGGCTTCGTGTCGCCATTCCCAAATCAGTTGAGGTTCGCGGCTCGCAAAAAATCGAGGAAAAAGAGGACAAGTTGGCGGCGTTCGCGGATGGTTCCGTCAAGAGGCTCATAAGCAAACCCTCGATCTGTGGGCATGGGCTCAATTGGCAGCACTGCGCAAGGATGCTGTTTGTTGGGAGATCGTACTCGTACGAGGTATGGTATCAAGCCGTGCGCCGCTGCTGGCGCTACGGGCAGAAGCGCCCGGTACACGTGCATCTTATCGTTGCGGAGGGGGAGGACACGATAGGCCGCATTATCGAGCGCAAGGAACAAGACCATCTAAGGCTCAAGCGCTCGATGCAGGAGGCGATGTGGCGGGCGATGGGATTGTCTGCCAACATCAAACAGTTTTATAACCCAACGCATTTATCGGAGACTCCGCCGTGGTTGAAATCCGTTGCCTGAACGCCAAATCCGGGGCTAATTACGTTACGTATTATGGGGACTGTGTGGACGTCGTCCGGCAGTTGCCGAACAACAGCGTAGGTCTTTCGGTGTTCTCGCCTCCATTCAGCGGGTTGTATCTCTACAATGAGTCCATTTGCGATATGGGCAATAGTGATGACGATGAGCAATTCTTCAAGCACTACTCGTTTCTTGCGGGAGAGCTATTCCGGGTCATGATGCCGGGCAGATTATGCGTCGTGCATTGCAAGGACCTAATTTACTACCGAACGCAGCGGGGAACGGCAGGATTACGGGACTTTCCCGGAGACTTGATCCGAGCTCACGTTGCGGCCGGTTTCGATTTTCATTCAAGGGTCACTATCTGGCGATCTCCGGTGCGGGAAATGACCAAGACCAAAGCGCACGGATTGTTGTACAAGCAACTTCGCGCAGATAGTTCATTTTCGCGCCAGGGGCTTCCCGAGTATCTGGTGATCTTCCGAAAGTGGGCCAAGGAGGACGAGGAGGTTCGCCCGGTAACCCACGGCTTTGATGATTTTTCCCTGGAGCGGTGGCAGGAGTGGGCGTCTCCGGTATGGATGGACACGCGGGAAACCGACGTGCTTAATGCTGATAGAAATCCCAATGATGAGAAGCATATTTGTCCGCTTCCTCTAGATTTGATCGAGCGCGCGGTAACATTGTGGAGCAACCCTGGCGACGTGGTAATGGACCCGTTCGTCGGCATTGGGTCAACGGGTGTTGTAGCGCTAAAATCTAGTCGCAAGTTCGTCGGCGTCGAGCTTAAGGACACTTACTGGAAGCAGGCGTGCGAGAACATGGACGGCGTGGACCGGCAGGAATCGCTATTCGATGACAGATACCAGGGCCACGATGATTTCTCGAAGAGCTACGATGCTTGTCTTGAAGCTGTGCGTGACCGCGTGGCGGCAGGAGGACCGGGATGGGAGCCAAAGTAGTAGTGCGCAATGATCCGCTGGCGGGGTCGCGGTCGTGGTCGGGGTCATCATGAACGATAGAGCGTCTGCACTCGATATGCTTGCCAAATCCGTAGAAGCGCAGGCGAGCAACATCCCTCTCTCGTACCAGATGCTGGCGTCTTCGGTGGTCGTCGACAGCTCTTCCGCGCAGTGTTGGTACCAGTTGGGAGAGGCCAATTGGGCGATGAAGCTGGGGCGCTCTGCCATTGCCTGCTACCAGCGCGCTCTCATGTGCGGTGAGCCGGGACAAATGGTCACTGAGCTGCACATGAAGACGCTCAACGCTCTGAGTCATACTCTGCATCATACTGGCCAGAATGATGAAGCGGAATATTTTGCCGGGCTTTGTACCTCTATGTATCCGGATTTTGCCTTG